TTATTTACAAGTTGTATTAAATTGTTACCGTAATAATTATTATCTTTTCCCCACCCTATTAAACTATCAACCACAATTTCTTTTCCAGTGTCAAAAGTAATTTTGTAAGGACCTTTACAACGAGACTTCTTGTAGTCAGTATCAGCCCACTGAGCTTTTGATTGTTCACTCTTTAGCTTTTTGTATTTAGGGTCTTCAAATGTTTCCAGAGGACAATAAAATCTGATCCCTCCTACGTTCTTGTTATAGTATTCTTTCTGATCTGTTCCCTCCAGCACAGCGGTGAGCACATGGTTCTTCATCTGATAGAATTGTTCATAGTAGTGTAAGCCACGCTTGGTCTCGTATTCTTGTATGATTTCAAACTTAAAGTTTCTCTTTCCAATCTTCTCTATATCAGCACACAGTTCCTTGGAAGAAGAGGTGTATACTTTCCAGTTGGAAGGTTTGTATTTCTTTCTGTGTCTCATCTGCCAGTATTGTTTACATCCTATGTACTTTCTGTGGTTCTTTTTGTTGGTGATCAGGTAAACAAAACCAAAGTATTTATCAGGATTAGGAACCCTGGTCTTGTTATCTTTAAATATCCAATGCATCTTGTTCATATCCTCCCGATACTTATCATAGTCTGTTCCAAACCATACTTCACTACAATGATAACAGTAACCATGGCTATCATAGTACACAAAACCATCGGATGAATTACAAAATTTACACTCTTGGTAAGATAATATTATAGATTGATCAGGTCTTGCATTAGAGTTCAAAAGAAATCCTCCTCTACTTTAGGTTCTCTCTGTACATGGGTAAAGTATTCAGGTCCTCTGGAATAGTTGTACTTCCTGAGTCCTTGTCCGTTGTTAGAATCCTTCCAGCACTCTGCCTTGAAGTCACAGTACTTGCAACTGAACCCTAGCTTTCTGTTACCTGATGCTTCTGTAACTTCTGGGTAGCAACGTGAAGGAGGGAGAGTCTCTGGCATTACATCTTTGAGATAAGCTATTCTTTCAGACGGGTCTACCCTGTCTAGGGGAACTTCTAGTAGGTTAAGTCCTCCTCCACTTTTATCTATGGAAAGAAAGTATCCCAGGTGTTTGTTTAAGGCCGCACCGTAGGAACTTAGCTGGTATAGATAACCAAAAGGATCATCACCTGCCAGAATACTCTTGTCTTGAAACTTTTTAAAACCATAAGGTGAGGCAGACTTAACATCCACTAGCTCACCGTCTATGATACAGTCTATGTGACCTTTGACTCCTTCCACTGTCACTTCTTTCTGACAATCTTCCACCTTGTGACCTGCTTCTCTGACAAGAAGAAGAACGAAAGCTTCTAGCAGATGCCCAAAGCAGAACTTGATCTTTGCATCTACACTGAGGGGTTCCTTCTCATACCCTTGGTAATCGTACCAGAGCTTTCGGTCCTCTCTTCCAACCGCTGATAGTCTCAGCTTCCCTGTGTTGTCACGGTTGGCGTCCTCTTCAAAAAAGTTTTTCATTACCTCCTTTAGTTCTTCCAGAAAAAGAGTAAGATTAGTCTCCTCTGGTTCTTTACCTTCTCCTAGACGGTGGCTAATATCTTCCAGAAGAGTGCTAATCTTACTGCTAACCATCTCTTAGAGACCTTTGTCTGCTGCTGTCTCTGAAGAGAAGTCTTCATCTCCTGTATACCCGTTGGATACAGAGGAAAAATCTTCTAGGTCTTTCTTGTAGGGAACAAGTTCAAGAACCTGTACAGCGTCCAGGTAGAACACACTCTTGCCTTGCCATTGACCGTTCTCCATCTCTTTGGAGCGGAAGAGAACATTGACCTTGCTCCCGTTACCTATGGCAGTGCCAGAGATATCATTCTTCTGTGCATCTACAATCCGTGGAGGAGGGAGAGCTTTACCCTCACGGGTGAAAGCATTCTTCTTAAACTTGAAGAAGGGTCCACCACTGACATGATTCTTCTTCTTCCCGTCCTTGACAGAGGCAGAGGGATTCATTCCCTTTATCATCTTAACTGCATCAGGGTCAAGTCCCAGGTCAAGACACCACTCGGTGTCCTCCTTAGAGGTGGTCTGATACTTCTGCGCTGGTGCAGAGGGGTCAAGTTTTGCCCAGTAAGCTGTACCTTGTACAATTGGCATGATAGTTATACTCCTTTTAGTTTACCCAGAATTGTCTGGAATGTTTTAATGTTGTGGTTCATAGCATTTTCTATGAAAGATGTCAAGTCTTTTTTATTTTTAATTTCTTTTTTTATACCTTCCTCCTCTGAAAACTGCTGGTGTATCAGGGTATCTCTCTCTTGCTCTACTGCTCTGTTATTTTCTGTCAGTTCTGCAATTCTTTTATAGGAGTTTTGTAATTGTTCTTGTAGTTCTGCTACATTATTCTCTAGTATCTCCATTCTCTCAATCTGTCTCATGTCTTTCACCTTCTTATTTGTTAGTGTGTCTCTGCCCAGTTGGAACCTACGTTGTACTCTCCTGTCAGTGGACATCTAAGTTTATAAAATTCTCCTGCTTCTCTTATACTGTCTATTCCCAGTGTACCTACCATATCTGATAAGGGTTTGTCAACCTCTAACTGCCATTCATCGTGAACATTGGCAACAAACTTTGCCCTTCCCTCTAGTTTCTGGTGGAATATCACCAGTGCTTTCTTCATTACTATGGCCGCTGCCCCCTGTAGCTGTGTGTTAAGAGCAGCGTGAGGTGATCTTATCCAGAGTATTCTACCATCTAGTCCTCTGATAGTTCCTTTGATCTCTGCGGCCCAGGTAACCCTCTGCCGCTCTCTGTGTAGGGCAGGGGTAGACTCCAAAAAATTATCTATAAGCTCTTGCCCTTCCTTGGCACTCCCTCCCACAATGGAGCCAATCTTAGTTGCACCTGCCCCGTAGAGAAAAGCATAGATAAATGTCTTGGCCTGTGCTCTTGAACTTAGACCTGCTCTCTCTTGGTTAGCTGTATGTATGTCACCAGAGATAACAATATCTGTATATTCTGAGTCTCCCATGTAGTGACACAGCATCCTTAGTTCAATGGAAGACGCATCTATTCCTACTAGGTTCTGCTTCTTAGGCTTGCCAGGAATCCATAACCTTCTACACTCAGGGCCATACGGTGAGTACACTGCTGGAACCTGTGCCATGTTGGGAGAAGCGTGAGCCATTCTACCTGTGATTGTTTTAAGGGTCATTACTTTCCCGTGTACCCTCTCTGTCTCAGGGTCAATGGCATCTATCCAAGAGTTTACCTGTGCGATCCTCTTCTGAAGCATCATGTACCTTGATATCACCTGTGCCTCTTCCATGTCTATCTCTGCCAGAGTTGACTCATCTACCACAGGTGTACCCAGGTCAGTTGTCTTTGTAGGAACCCACCCCTTCTGCTGTAGTCTCTCTGCCACTTGCTTTCTGGAACCAGGGTTAAAAGGTTTATATTTTATCTTGGTCTTTAACTTTATCTCCTCTGGAGGAAAAATCTCTTGCATATCTTCTTTTATCTGTACCAGTTCATCAGTGAGTTCTGACACCAGTATGCAAGCGTTCTCCTCGTCCAGTGCAAAGCCGTGACGTTCTTGTTCTGATATGATAGAACGTACCTGGTGCTCAAGTTTTACAGCCTGTGATCCTTTGAACTGAGCCAGTTCTAGTTTCAGTTTGTTGTATAACTTTTGGGTGAGCTTGACATCTTGCATACAATATGTACCCATCTCCTCCGTGTACCCTTTGTCAAAGAGTGAAGGATCAAAGTCTACCTTTGGAAACTCAAGCCTTCTTCCCCATACATCTAGCGAGTGACCTCCCTCTCTGATAGGGTTTGTAAGTTGGGAGAGTACCAGTGTGTCAAGCATTTTGTCTGGCTCAATATGTATATTCCAAAGAAGCCCAAGTATGTGAAAGTCAAAAGAAATAGAGTTATGCCCAATAACTTTATCCGCTTGTGCCGTGCAATCTGCAAGGCTATCTCTTTCTCCCTCTTTGAAGAGTCGAGGGGTTTCAATGTTAGTACCATCTTTGTTGTCCTCTACCATTATTGTACCCACACACCATATGCGAGTAGCATTAAATCCATTTGTTTCTATATCTAAAAACAATCTCTTCATCATAGTACCTCTTCAAAGTCCTCTGCGTCTGTCTCTCCCTCTGTGTCTGTCTCTGTATCAGGATTATCCACCTGTGTCAAGCGTCCTGTGCCTCTGTCATAGTGTAGGTGGCAAGCAGGGCCAGTTAGTCCAGAAAAACGGTTCTTTAGCACACGTATCAGTGTGACATTACGATTGTACAGGTCAGGGTCTTGACCATTCCTCTCCAATCCTATGACCATGTTACTCAGTTGGCCTATGCCAGCAGTGCCGCGCAGTTCAGAGAGTGAGGTCTGTCCACCCTCCTCGTGTGGTTTACCAGAGGGTCTCTTTGAGTGAGAGACCATCCCTAACCATATGTCTAGCTCAATGGTCAGGGTTTTGAGCTTGGTGGCGATCTCGTCCAGTGCCTTCCGCTCATCGCCTGCGCTCTGGTCACTGACAAGGATAGAGATGTGGTCTAGGAATATGTACCGACAGTCACAGGCATAGCGCATGTACTTGATGGTATCCACAATGGTGTCAATGTCATTTGATCCAAAGGAATCAAAGAACACGTACCTGCCAGTGGCTAGAGTTTCCTCAAAGGAATTGTCCCACTCTTCCTGCGTGTACTCAGTGGTGGGTAAGTGCAGGGGTTTACCCGCAGAGAGGCTCATCATTCCACGGGCAGCGTCCTCCAGTGGTTCCTCCAGAAAGAGGAGACCAATGTTATCCTCCTCTGGGGTGTGCTGTTGTATGTGGTAGGCCAGTTCTCTGAGCACCTGCGTCTTGCCCATGCCAGAGCCAGAGGTGATGGTCCACATCTCTCCTTTCCTGATTCCATAGGTCAAGTCCTGTAGGCCATCCCAAGGGAGCGTCAGGCTTTCTGGCGTGGGTTGATTAAGCAGGCGATCCAGTAGGTTCTCGCCCCTGACTATGTTGGCAGGGGTGTATCGCTCTGCTGCAAACCACCTACGGGTGAAGGCAGCAGAACGGTTCTCTACCAAGTAGTCAGAGGGGTCTTTTCCCTCATCAAGAGAAACAACCTTACTTTTATTTGGAAATAGTTTAGACACTTGAGTGGCTGCTAGGATACCACTCTCATCACGGTCAAAACAGATTACAATCTCTTTGAAACTGTTAAGAAAGTTATAGCTGTTCTTGCAGTCCTTCAGTGCATTCCCTGCTCCCCCTTTGATTGAGACAACAGGGTAGCGCGATCCTAGTAGCTGGTAGGTGGAGAGTGCATCTAGCTCACCCTCCACCACTGTGACTGCCTTGGCAGTGGAAGAGCCAAATACCTGTTGTCCAAAGAGAAGGGTTTCTTTATGTTTTCCTTCCCAGAGAAAGGACTTACCCTTTCCCCTTACCTTGTTGGCAATGTGTTCTCCAGACCTGTTGTAATAGGGGTAGTAGTGATTTATCTCTACCCCTTCTTGCACGTTGAGTGTTACTCCAAACAACTTACAAGTCTCTTTACTTACTTTTCTTTTTCCAATATTCTCAAAGACCCCCTTGGAAAGAGAGACACCAAAAGAACTATTCTCTTCTTGTTCTTTTGGAGGTGCACTCTTGTAAGTAAGTTCATCTTCTAACATATCTTGTAGCTCCTTTGGTAGCTCGTTGTTTGAGTATCTTTTCTTTTCATTCTTACAAGCCTGAGAGAAACAGTAACCATGACCATCAGAGTACAGAGCAAAGGCATCTGAACTGTTCCCGCAAGGGCAACGCTGGTGAGTTATTAATGCTTCTTGTTGTTCTAGCATACTATATCTCCTTAAAGTAATACTAATAGAAAGACAAAGATAAGCATTCCAAAAGGACTTATAAGAAAGTATAAAAGAACTCTTAGAGAATTATCAAGAGGATGCTTAGAAGAATTATTCTTTATGTTGTTTTTCATGTCTCTCACTTCCATAGCTATGCCACTACCATTTAAAATTAAACTTGTCAAGTCTTTCTTTCAGAGCCGTCTAGGTCAAGTTCCAGTTGAGAAGGTAACTCACTTACCAGTAGCTCTTCATCTGGTAGACCTATCTCACCTTCTGTTTGAATAAAGTTTAGAAAGTCATTAATTTCATTGATACTTAGCTCTTGTTCTGTATAGTTGTAAGGTTTTTTGATATTCATTCTTGGAACTCCTTTTTTAGAGTAAGACTAAAAAGATAATTAAAAGAACTAATCCTATAGGTGATATTAGAATACCTCCAAGAGTTCTCAGTGGGTGTGCATGTTGATGGTTCTCATTGTTATCTTTCATCAGTCACCCCCTGTAGCGCAGCTAATAACATCATTCTACCTCCTTGTCAAATGGTTTTTTCAGTTCCTCTAATCTTTTTTCAATTCAATCACAGAGGACATGAGTGTTGGTAGTACTAGGTGTACGTGTGTACGTACACTTGGCAAAGGATGCTTTCTTTTCCAGAGGTGACATCAGGGTAAGGCTGACCATCTTTTGCTGAACTCAAAGCGTAGCTGGCGTGGATCGTCAGGGATATCTAGCTCCTCGTTCGGGAGACCTAGCTCACACTCTGATTCAACAAGGTTGAGGAAGTCATTGATTTCTTTGATAGAAACCTCATCAAGAGAGTTCTCTATATCTGCTACACTGGTCATGTAATCCCATAGGTCAGGTGGTATTTCATCGTGGTCAATGTAGTTGTAAAGCTGCATGTCTAGGGTACTCATTTCCTTCCTCCTCTCCTCTTCTCCACCACATCTTCAATGACCCATGTGTAGTGGTCATGGAGCCAGTATTCCTCTGTCTTGGACACAGGAGAGACCTGCGTCACTGGTTCATCTGTAAGGGTAGAGATGTTCTTCTCCACCCACTTGACCCGCTTTTGGTCAGCTGCACGGCGCACCCATTCGGTGCGAGGAGGGTTAGAGGGGCGTATGGTGATCATTGTTTAGTCTCCTTGTTACTGTGAAGGTAGGTGATCTTCTTTTTCATACCGTTAATTGTATTAGTCAATAGGTCTAAATAGTTATTGATGTACACTAAATGCATATCTGCTACAGCTTTAGCTTTTTCTTTTTTTGAAAGAGTGCTGGCAAAAATAATTTTTAGTTCTCTTTTAGCTGCTTCATACTCTGTAGTGGAAAGAAACATCCCTCCCTCTTCGTATCCAAGCTGAATAGCTTCCTGATGAAGCTCAAAGTAGCCACCGTTTCCTATTTCATTAAGTTCTTTTTCTATAGTGCTAAACAAAGCCTCATCCACTAGACTCTTTTGCACCGTACCTTCCAAAACTTCTCCATCTGGTCCTAAATATATCACATTCTGGTTCATATCTGATCCTCCTTGGTTAGGGGTTAAGTAGTAGTAAACGGTAGGCAGTTTATACACTTGCCTAGGTGTCACTGTCAAGCAGCTAGAAGCAGGTTCTGAAACGGTGTGCTGTTCATCCAAGTGTTGACACGCCGTGACCTGTCTAGCAGGGACTTGGTTACGTTGTCATTGGAGGCTGACCCCTTGATAGGGAACTCCTCAGAGTTGTGAGAGGAGTAGTAGGTCAAGGCAGATGCCAAGGCCCATACATTGGAGCCACGGGTCTTGACCTCTGTAAGGTACTGATCTTTCATTCTCTCCTGCATCTTCTCGCTCATGCTGGGGAGTGCCTCAATGGTGGCCTCTGCCTGTGTCACCATGATGTCAGTGGACGCCATCACTTGATACCGTTGGATGTCTTGGTAGAAATCCTGGACCACCTTGTCCATGTCTAGGATAAAGTTGGTGAGGCTAAACCCAGAGGTGTGACGCTTGTTCCCCTTGGTGTAGTCACCGGAGATCATGCCGTTGGCGCAGAAGAAATCTAACAGGCCAGTGACAAAGCCGTTGGAGGTGGACCCGTCATAGCTCTGGATCAGGGCAACGGTGAGGGCTACCTCTGTCTGGTGCTTACGTGTTTCAATTGGTTTGGAGAACGCAGGGAAGGTGTACTTACGACACCTCACCGCTGCCCCGTGAGACATGCTGTCGCTGATCTCTAGGTCCTTGAATTTATCATTAGGCAGGGTATCCACCAGCATGGCCTCTGTGGCCTCTGTAAAGTCGCGCATCTGGGTGACCTTGTACTTGTCACCCACCACACCTGTGCTGACACCTGTCCACGTATCAACCAGTACCTTGTGACTGTCCAGTGCGGTGAGCTTCTGACCCTCCAAGTTGTACAAGTCACTAGAGTGGTGCGGTGTGCTATGTTCATACCACAGGCTCTGTTCTTCAACAGGCGCAAGAAACCTCTGGGCCTTCTCTGTTTCATTGTGTTCATTGAACAGGTCTTGTGCAACCTGTGCAGTGGGTGAGCGGAAACTTAGTACATCGTTCATGGTTTTGTTTTCCTTCTTCAGTTGATTGTTCTGGATACTTGTACAGGGTTGATGTTAGAGATGTCAATAATTTTTTTCACCAAGGGATCATCTTTTTCTCTTACTGTTAGGTCCACCACCGTGGACTCAGTGTGTCCCGCTTGGACCTGCGTACCCATGCCCGTGAGTTCATCGTACTCTATGCCAAAGGTGACAGCGGAGGTGCATAGGGTTTCCAAACAGTCCTTCAAAGGTAGCACCATGCCGTCCTCTGTGTGGACCATGCCAGAGGTAGCGTCCACTGTGTTGGGGTTGTCAGGGTCAAAGGGTATCACCAAGGTGGAGGCGGTTATCACCTTGTACACTAGTACCTTGTCCTTGTTGGTTTCTTCGTCCATAGTACCTTGTCCTTTCTCTCTGGTTCCTGGTTCAGTTAAAGTTAGGCTTAGCTAGTTTATACTCCAGCATTCCGGTCTATGTCAACAGCTTTTTTTAGTTTTTTTCTGCTGTACTTTGTCTCTACCTTCTGAACAGGGTGGCCCCGCTCCCACATAGCTTGACCCATGGGGTTACGTGCAGGGGTTGCCCGTTCTATCTTGTCCAGTCTTTTGCGTTCACGCTTTCTCATTGTCCGC